AATTCTAGCCTTAAACTTTAGAGGCGTTATGTCAAGATTATAGGAAGATAGCTTAGATTCCCCTTTATAATCTTCTACATCAAAGAGTGCAAAATCTGTCTTAATATTACTCATCTATCACTTTAATACGACTAGATATAGAAAAGGGTGAGTATAAGTATGGAAACTTAAAATAAGGCAACGTAATGTCCTGATTTACAATACTAATATCACTAGTTTCATATACCGGGTTAAAAGATAAAAACGATATAGNTTCTAAAGCGCTACCTGTAGATTCATTTTTAGTATATGCTCTTTTTACACCTTCAATAGACAATATATCGTTCATTAAAGAACTAAAGCTTAATTGCTGGCCCAGTTTATTGTTCTTTGGCTCGAAAAAGGCGGTTATAACAGCTCCAACTCTAGCTGTTATCGTGTCTTTATTAATTTTATTATTAGTCTTGCGTACAATATATAAGTAAGTATTGTTTAAAATATCTAAAGATAAGGTAGGAGAATCAGTATACCCTATACCAAAGGCCATGTATATCGGATCTCTAGGTACAACAGTATTTGAAACCATTTTTCGTTCACCAGCTGTATTTACTAGTAGGTTTTTAAATGATTCAGAAAGATAGGGCGGATAATAACCGTCACTTGTCGGAACAAACTTTGGTACACAGAAAACGTTAATGTTATTAAAGTCACACGCATCAGCAAAATTTATTTGGTTTATTAATACCCTGTTTACCTTATTAGGATCCACACATATATCATAAAAATATTTTATATATTCGTTTATATACGAATCATTGTTAACAACAGTGACGCTATTAACTACGTTAGCTAAATTCTTTTCTACATAAGCTTCGTAATCAGATTCAGTTACTAGCCTTAATTGAGATGCAAATTCTTTAGGTGCATTTAATCGTATCTGTTCTACTGTTTCTTCTTCTGCTAAAGAAGTTGAATTTTGAGAGTTATTAAAGGTAATAAAAGAGCTATTAGAAATATTAATAAATGAAGTCTCGTCCTTATTAGAAAAAGTATCATTAAAAATCTGCCTCTGTCTTACAGAATCATAAACATATAACTTATTTCCATTTATAGTGTTTTTGCTAATTACACCTGCCCTGTTGTCAGATTGTATGTAAGTAACCGATACAATATCCCCCTCAGAAAGCTTTTTACCAAAAACACCATTCCCAAATTTAATTTCATAAAACCCATTTTCATTTAAACGTCTTTCATAAACACGATCATTAGAGCTAGAAAGATATAGGCTATCTACTTCTTTATATTCATAATAAGTGCTACTGCTCACTTCTTTCACATGAACGTCTATTGTGTTATCCGCTATAAATTTTTCAGCATCTGTATCTATTATATTTTTTACAACTATAGGAACAACTTCGAAGTCTTCACCCTGTGCTGAGTAGTCCGGGTNCTCCTTAATAGCTCCCTGATAGAGGACTACTGTATCATCTAAGGTTTTTATTTTTTCAACACCGCTAGTAGTTTTATTAAATGAATAATCGTCTAAGAAGTTATACTGAACACTACCGGTTAAAAAGTAAGAATATTTTCTTATAGTGTAGTTACCTGTAGGCATAGTAGCCGCAGCTACAGTGTTTATTGGTACTATTGATGTTTGCTTCCCGGCTGGTTTATAACCTATCAGCTTCACTATCTTATTCATNTTTTCATATAATGTAGCTTGGTCAAAATTTGCCTCAGCGGCCGTATTGTTTAAGTAAAATAATAGTACGTGGTAAGAATAAGCAATTATATCTATAATTGCTGCTAGATTACTTCCATCAAAATTTTGATCAGTAAACTTCTCGTTTTCGTTTAAACGATTAACTATATATTCCTTTAAGCTTACAGCATCAAAAGCAACATAGGCATTTTGAGGTAGCTCAAAATCTAAAAACTCATTTTCTATTTCTGACTTTGGCATAATTTTATATTATATAGTATCCACTATTATTTAATAACGATCTAATAGAGAGCCCGTACACATTTAATGATGGTATATCAATTTGCAATGTTATGAAATATCCATTGTCATCAGCGTTAGGCGTCACAGAAACATNATTAACACTAATTCTAGGCTCCATCCCCGGTAATCGATTGATTATATCATCTTGGATGCTAAAAGCAGTGAACTGCGAAACCGGTTCAAACAAGTATCCTCTTAAATCTAGTCCAAATTCTGGACTTAAAAGTTTTTCGCCGGGTGCTGTTAAAAAAATATTTACTATGCTATTTTGTATAGCCTGCTCATCATAAGAACCTTGTACGTCTTTTAGTATGGATTGTTTGTTAAGCTCTCTATTATAATATACAGCAGTTTCTAAATCCAAAAACAAATCTTTAAACAAATATCCCTGNTTCAGTGACNTTTGTTCAAGGCTGTTTACAGATATATCTGTTAGTTTTATAAGAGCCATTTATAATATTTAATACCAGGGTGGTAAATCGAATTTAAGGAACTACAATATAATTACATATGGAGGTCAAAGGAAAAACCGCAGTTGCTGTAGAGATTGATAATAAAGAGTTAGTTCGCGCTCTTAAATATAAAGTATATACAGAACTGAAGCTTCCGCTACATCATAAAGTCTTTCATAAAGATGGTGCGTGGATTGAAAGAGTGCTAGCTCATACAACTCACTCTTTTGAATATGACCAGATTATAAGACCAGGTGATCAAGGTGATATAGAAGTATTTGAAGCATTTCATATTTTAAAAGAGTTTTTAGATAACGTGTGATTTTTTGCAAGGCGACATAAATAATATTATGGCCGGTAAAAAGTTTGTTAAGTTGCACGAATCTTATATGAGGAGATATGAGCGAGGAGGGTTCCTCGTTGGTGACGTTTTTAAATTTGGTGACAATTTTAAAAGTTCGGATGATTATAAAGAGCTTGGAGCTAATACTCAAGGGCTACTTGATCAAATGATTGATTCAGGGCTTCATGTAAGGGTCGTCGGTATTAAAGATACAGACCCAGCGCGTTACCCTGCCAGCTCTGCAACATCTTCTCTTGATGTAACATTAGATATTGCTCTAGACACAGGCGGTGGCAGGTATACGCATTATTGTTCTGTTCCTGGTAGCTTAGGACAATCTGTGCAGTATGCACCTAATCTTCTTCCTATACCCGATGCTATGCGGAGAAAAAGTGATGTGCAAATTAAGCCTGAAGAGCTGGATGAGGAACCAGATAATATTCAAAACCGGACTGCTCGAGGGACAACAGGCACCGAAGACCATGTAGGTACACCTTTATCTCCAACTGAAAGAACACTTCCAAAACAGAATACTACTATTCCTTCTGAACCCGCCACTCCATCCCCAGTGGCGGTTTCTTACACGCAGGAATATTTATCTGATTTAACTAAGGGGCCTAGCGCCTATTAACATAAATAATAATAACATGTATCAACGACACAAGGACACTATGCTTCTCGAGGAAGCGTATAAAGCAACTCAACTAACACAGCATCTTCCTAATCTGACAGTAAAACAGATTCAACTAGTAGTAGAAAATGCATCAGCAGCTGAATTAGAGGTTATAGAAGAGTTTTTAGGTGGTATAAAAAATGTAGCAAGGGGCGCAAAAGAAGGTGCTCAAAGAGTTGGACAAGCTGTTGGAGGTGCTGCTAGAGGTGCTGGACGAGCTGTTGGAGGTGCTGCTAGAGGTGCTGGACAAGCTGTTGGAGGTGCTGCTAGAGGTGCTGGACAAGCTGTTGGAGGTGCTGCTAGAGGTGCTGGACGAGCTGTTGGAGACGCTGCTAGAGGTGCTGGACGAGCTGTTGGAGGTGCTGCTAGAGGTGCTGGACGAGCTGTTGGAGCCGGTACCCGCCAAGCCGGAGCAAATGTAAAAGACATGTGGCAAACCGGAGAAGCTAAGGCCTCGGCCGAAAAGCGTAAAAGCCAACTTGTAAATCAACTTGCACAATTAGAAGAACTTTTTGCGGCGCATCTTGCAGAAGCTCCGGAGTCTAGGTTAGCTAAGAAATTCGCTAAGACAAAACTCGACCAGATCACTATAGGCTCGCTTAAACGAGCATTGGCCGCCACCGCTTCGGTGAAGAAGGCCGCTGCGCATCGAGCCCGGCAGGGAGGTTTCTTAGGTGGTGTCAAAGCCGCAGCACAAAGAGAATGGGAAGAGGACCGCAAAGCCCGGGCCAAAGCGCCACCAACAGGAGCCACTCCAGCACCGGCTTAGAGTAAGGCATTTTCTAAATTTACTAAGCATGCAAATGCGTTGATTTCCTTATCAACAACAAATGCGCTCTTATACAGGTGATCTGCAATAATAGCAATCATCTGCTTCTTGTTTAGATCGTCGATGTTTGCTGTATAGATAAAATTTAAATAATTACCTAACAGCGTATCATAATCTCCTTGAAATCTGTCTTCGTTCTCAATTAGATATTTTCTAGCTTCAAGAGATTTCTTTGAAGCTATTTTTTTGTAAACCGTTTCGAGCAACTCGTTATCACCAGTAACGCTAATAATACACAGCTCTGAATCAATGACGTTCTTTTGGATCTCGTTAATNGTTTTCCGTAGATCGGGGAAGTGACGCTTGACGAGTTGGACAAACTTTTTCTTTTGTTCTTCCGGGATTTTAATATTTTCATTTTTTAAAATGTTGTAACATCTCTTTACACCTAACTCAACTATTGGTTTAATATCCAAAGANTGGCATCGCGACTGCACCGCAGGAATAATTTTATGTTTGTAATTCGCTGTAAGAATAAACCTACAATATTTAGCATAGGTCTCCATAGTATTACGTAGAGCTCCTTGAGCCTGCACCGTGAGGCCATCTGCTTCATCTAGGATAATCACCTTTACACCACCATCAAAAGACTTGGTTTGAGCAAAATTCGAAATATTGTGTCTAATAGTATCGATTCCGGATTCGTCAGATGCATTAATATACAGATAATTACATTTTAGAATATCATTAACAATAACTCGCGCTAATGTTGTTTTACCNGTACCAGGGTTACCGACAAATAAAAGATTAGGTATCTCATCTTTAAACTCTTTAACAATGCTTAGAGTTCTCTCGTCTAAAATAATATCGTCTAATTTTTTAGGGCGATATTTTTCTACCCAGATTTTGTCAAAATCAATCATAATTACTTACCTGAAGACCCGAAGCCCTTTTCTCCACGTTTACTCTCCATAATTTCACCTTCAGATATTTCAACATTGTAGTTTCTATAGACTACAAATTGCGCAATACGTTCNCCGGTGTGTACCTCATAATCTTTATCAGTAAAATTATATAATTTAATTCCAGCATCTCCTCGGTATCCTTGATCAATAATACCTGGATGCGGAATAATACCGTGTTTAAATCCTAGTCCCGAACGACCTTCCACCTTGATCCAAAATCCATGATCAATAAAAGCAAACCTTAACCCTACATCAACCACTGCAGAACCTCTAGCCGGGATCACTATATCTACGATAGAAGTAACATCCAATCCTGTATCGTCATCATGATTTTTTGACGGTATGACGGCATTATTGTTAGTTTTCTTAAATTTTACTTGTACAGTAGCCATATACGTATAATAATATACGTTGTAAAAAGTTCAAGTAAAGATTAAATATATGTATATGGCTGAAGAACTCGATGAGGCTGTTAACGATATTATATCTCAGTTAAAGCAAAATAATAAAGTTGCAAAGGCTCCTATAGATGAAAGTATTCTAAATAAAGAAGACCTGGAAGATTTTCTTATACAAAACTCCGGACAGCTTATTAGGAAGTCATTAAGCATTGTAAACAATGTAGACGATTATATATCATCTGCTCCTGAAAATAGAGACGTAGCAGCGCTAGCAGAGCTTATTAAAGCATCCTCTTCCGCTATTGAAACTTTGAATAAACTTCATACTGCAAAAGAAAGAAACGAGACTCAAGTCACGGTAAAGCAGATGGATGTTGATAGCAAGGAGAGGTTAAATATTGTCGATAACCAGACTAAAATGCTACTATCGCGAGATGATGTAATGAAAGCGCTTGTAGATAAAGATGATGTAATAGATGTTTAAAAATTAAACTCTTTACACTCATCTTCCTCTTGACACAGCCTCTTTTTCATTTTTTCCACACTGTCTGGTGCAGGTGTTGTTCTAACAGCAATTACCGGAGCAGTTGTGCCACCGGTGGTCCATGGATCATCATCATCATCATCATCATCACCATCCCAAGGATCTAGGACCCCTGTGATTGGAGTTCTACCTCCATTAGGATCCCACATCCCATCAAGTGAGTATAAATCATATATACCATCTTCCGTTTGCATTGTTAAATCATACGTTGTATCTGAATCTATAGGGGTTCCTAATATATTGGTTAAAACCGACTTGCATTCCATCTGTACAACCCTATTATTAACTGAATATTCAGTTCTATCTAAAGATACTAATAAGCGGTTAACCGCATTAAGCACACCGAGTGCTTGATTTCCTTCCTGGTAAAATA